GGCTGTGCGAGATGCGCAAGCTTGGATACGGACGATACGCCGCCAAAATCGAAGAGATTCTCTGATTTGGATTATACGCCTTGGCAGAGCTAGGCACTCTGATGTTAGGAGTGGCCCGTTTCGGTTCGGTATGGATTTTTAGGACAGGAATGGCTAGTCACGTTAGGTCGGGATCTGATAAGGATTATAAGTTCCGTTCGGTTGATGCATGATGATGTGCGATGCGTTGATGCGAGTTCAGGTTAGATATGGGTTTCACGGTCTTGTTTGTCGGGCCTTGGCTCGTTAGTGTCCGATGTGGTGTGCTTTGGATTCTGCGTCATGTCGGGTTGCGGTAGGTTTAATTCGGATGCGGCGTTGTTTGGTTTGAATTTTGTGTTGGTGTTTGTTCCGTTCGTGCAAGGCTTGTTTCGGCATTGTATGGTGAGGATTTCAAGGAAAACAAAGAAAGGGGTTGCCTATGGATTGGGAAAAGACAATAGCAAAAGCGTGTGATGTGTTCGCCGACAAGAACTATGGCGAAATCGTCACGCACATGGAACTGGCTGCGGCAGGATCTGTAAGACCGCAGAGCAAAGACTACCGATATCTCATGTCTGCCGTATGCAAACACATGCTTGAGACAGGGCGAATGATTGAGAGCGTCCGTGGCGTTGGGTATCGGTTGGTCAAGCCTGATGACTACTCCACTAAAGCTGTCGGCTGTGCCATCTCCGCAGGACGGAAACTTGACAAAGGAGTGACCATTCTGAACAACGCCCCTGTCGGTGGGATGTCCCAGGACGGGGTTCAGCGGTACAACAACGTGAATGACAGGATGAGAATTCTGCAAGCACATGTTACTGGGGCAAAGGTTGAGATCAATATGCTCGATGGCAAGCGCAAGCATCCTCTGTCGGTAGAAGGTCATGCGTGAATTAAACGGTTACAGAGAGACCCTGGAATGGCTCACAGCCGTAACCAGGGGAAGGGGCTGGCTTTCGACAGCAGAGATCGCCCGCATCTTGGGCATTGACAGGGACACAGTTGTCAGGCGGTTTGGAGTCCGTAGAGGATGTGCGCTGCCGATACTTGCCAAGCGGATGTCAGAGGAGAGTCGGTAATGGCAAAACCGTATGCAACACTCTCCAGCTACGGACACAACGCCATTGAGTACTACGTCAGGCTCAATAGTGAGGCTGCAAAGTTACTCAAGGGATTGCCGTATGTGAAAGTCGGCAAGACAAAGGACAATAAATACATAGTCCTTGAGCCTGTTCCGAGCTACAACGGCATGACAAGCCGCAAGGTATCGTACCGTGGGCGCAAGGAAGACGGCAAGGCAGCCTACATCTTCGTGTCAGCCTGGGTGGGAATGAGTTTCTTTCCAGGCGAATGGTTTAGCGGGAACTGGCACAAGGTCAAGAAGGACAAGCACGGACGGATCTATGTGTGCTTGGACGAACTTATCGAAAAGGAGAGGAAGGAGTGATTATGGGTGGCAACAGAAAATACCGATACGGGGACGAGAACTACGATAACCCAGTCTGCCCAATCTGTGGGGAAGAGTGCCAAACACTCTATCTCCAAGACGGCAACGTCATCGGTTGTGATTCCTGCGTTGACGAAAAGAGCGCATGGGAGTGGTGGGATGAATTCACGGACCAATTCAGCCACACGGGTTTCTAAGGCAGAAGGTCTGACCATTGCGTACATACTTGGGCAGCTGACCCAACTGTTTATCCACTGGCTGTGCTTGGAGAACAACTTGTACGTCTACAGACAGATTGCGTTCTGTGCTATTGCCGGAGCGGTCATCGTGTTCGCCATCATCGTGGGAACCATCATCGGCGAGGACAAGCAGTACGCAGAGGAACGGGAAGAGGACATCGGATACCATCCCGTGCAGAAGACCTACGCTGAGTACGTTGCTGAATCGAAAGAAACTGCGCCTAAAGACAGCAACGAGAAAGACGAGGTGATCCCGACAATCTATGGCACGGACTAAGCAGGAAGAGGAAACCTTCATTGCGGCATTTGACCGCTTCGGAGAACCTCATCAACTGTTGATAGCCTTTGAGGAGATGGCTGAGTTGACCAAGGCCATCTCCAAGGCAATCCGCTACTCCAGGGATGGACACAAACGAGCCATCACAGAGGAAATAGCGGATGTCGAGATCATGCTTGAGCAAATCAAGATGATCTTCGGAATATCAGACGAGGATGTAGAGATGTGGAGATTGGACAAGATAGTCCGACTCCGCAGAACGGTAGGAATCCTGCCGAAAGAAGAAAAGCTAGGTGGTGACTAAATGGAAAAAGATTTCGATCAGATGGTAGCGGAGAGCATCATGGACACGTTCTATGTGCCTAATCCGAAATTCGGCAGCACGGAGACAGTGTGCCGCTTCAACAGCGCAGTTGATTGCTCCGAGCGGGGCAAGTGCAGGAACTGCGGGTGGAACCACAACAACCTAACGCTCCACAACAAGCGTGTGGATCTAGCCATGAAACGGAGAGAGGTGTGGCTGAATGGGGGGTGGTAAGAAGAAGACCCCCCACACGAATCCACGCTCGATTCCCAAGACCCAAGCCGATGTGGACAGAGCGTACAACGAAGGTATGGTTGCCGGAATGGTCATGTTCTTCGACATTGCCCTGTACACGCTTGGACCCGATCTTGGCATGGACGATGAAGGGATGGGCGCATTCAACGAACGATTCAACAAGAACCTGGATTGCCATCTGCATGGCGAACTCAAGGAATTCGATATGCGGAAAGCAATGTGGGAAGAGAAAGGATGGGAGATACAGATTGTTTAAAGTTATCGCAGCTATCTGCTGTGTAGCCGCATTCATCATGGTCATCATGGCTTGCTGTGCGGCTGCATCGCAGGACGATGAATGGTGGTGGAACGAGTGATATACGCCTTGTTCTTCCTTATTGGAGTCAAGTTTTCAATGGGGCCGTTTTACTGGGCAATATTAATTCTATCGGCACTAAATGATGCAGTAGGGAAAATGGGGTGAGGATATGACGATACACGTTATCATAGCATTCCTGTTCTGCCTTGCCCTGTGGATCATAGGGGGTTGCCCGTGATAGAAGAACTGATTAAGCAGCTGCGTACTGCAAGTATTCAATGTGATGAGATGAGATTACGGGATTTCGGATTCTTGTTTCAGCAAGCGGCAGACGAGATTGAACGGTTGAAGCGTGAAGTAGCAAAGGCCGTGTTGCATGAAGAATGGGGTGGCACATGAGCATCATAATCCGTGGCATGGAGATGCCGACAAGCTGTTCAGAGTGTGCGCTTTGCGGATACTACGGCAAAGGCGATCATGTGTGCGACATAACAGGGAAAGACGTTGTATACGAACTGAGCCTTGAGAAACGCCTTGATGATTGTCCGCTCGTTGAAATCCCGCCGCTTCGCCGTGGCAAGTGGATTAAACCAACGAGAGTGCCGGACTCAATGTTGGATGAGTGTTCTCTCTGCGGGTTTGATTGTGGCTCATACACATACAACTACTGCCCTAGCTGCGGGGCAAAGATGGAGATTGGAACATGAGCGTTCTTATAAAGGGCATGAAGATGCCGAAGAACTGTACGGAGTGTCCGTTCTTCATCAAAAGCAATAGCCCTAAATATCCGTTTGTAGATTGCAAACTGATAGGACGGTTGGGGAGCATTTTTAATTGTATTGATATTCCCGTTGATTGCCCGCTCGTTGAAATCCACACACATCATGGTCGGTTGATTGATGCGGATGCGCTCACAGTAAGCAACGGGTGGGTTGCAGAAGCGGAGAACTACAGAACGCACATCACGTTTGTCTATGAGTATGACATCGTGAACGCTCCGACCATCATCGAAGCAGAGGTGGACGGATGAACGGATGTATCTACCGCACGAAAGATAATGAGTGCGAACTGTGGACAGTCGATAAGAGGCATTCATTCTGCGACATCGAAACGTGCAAGGACAGGGTAATGTCAAACGCCGACAGAATCCGCTCCATGACAGACGAGGAACTGGCACGGTTTTTGTCTTTCAATACTTACAAGCACATTGACGATTTTCTTTTAGACTTAAAAGACCAAACCGACATCACTGTGACGTATTCAAGATACGAGGAAGAATACAAAAAGAAAATAACGGAATGGCTGAAAGCAGAGGTGCAAGATGTTTGACCTACCTATGATGCTTCTCGTTGCGGTCTGTGCGTTGATCGCATGGGGAAAGGATGTAAAAACATGAGTTTGACAATGCACGAATACAACCCGGCATGGTGCGATGGGCATGAGTGTCCGAAAGATTGCGAAGGTTGCGAGTACGGAGAACCGCTGCGTCCGTCATATGATGACTGGATTGAATTGCAGATCGATTTCCGTGATTGCCGGAACGAACTGTGCCTAAAGTGCGAGGCGTATCAGTACAACTACAAAACCCATGAGTGTGATGGATGCCGATGGAAACACTAGATCCAAACAAGCTCTTCGATGACGATGAGCTGCAAGAGTTCGTAGAAGATGTAGTCCATAGCTTTGCAGACCTTCAGCCGGACAAGATAGCCGTTGTTGCCTACAGTGCCAAGGACGAGTTGGTTGGCTGTTCCTACCACAACATGGAGATGCTCGACAAGGCAAATGCAATGGCCCACATCTTTCTCGATTTCCTCGATGACTACATCCGCAACAATGCCCCGATGATCCGGCAGATACTCGTTGACAGTGAAGGAGATGATGACGAGGACGATGAGTGATGAACCAAAACGCTTGACCCCCATCCGTGCGATCCGAGTGAAGTGCTTGGACTGCTGTTGCAACAGTAGTGACGAAGTAGCTCAGTGTCCGTGCGAGGATTGCTCCCTGTATCCATACAGATTCGGAAAGAATCCGTATGTCAAGCTGTCGGACGAAGAACGTGAGCGCAGGAGTCGGCAAGCAAGAGAGAACCTTGCTTTTACAAACCATATAAAACAAGTCGAGGTGGTAGGTGCAGATGAAGGATAAGACAATCAGATCCGTTACCGTTGGCGAAGTACTCAAGATGTCCTACTCTGAGCGGCTTGCCAATTATGAGCGGGAGAAGATGCTTCTTCCCCGCCACATCAAAGACAATCAAACTGTCGAACAGGCACTGCGCCTGTTGGCGAAGAAATGGAGAGTGTGAATGGGCGAATACTTTACCTCAGAAGAGATTGCGATGGTTGAACACGAAATCATTGCCGAAAGTGAAATCCTGGAATGGGCGGCAGATAACGCTTTGTGGTATCTCGCTGGAGTCAACGAGATGGCAAAGAAGCTGATTCGGAAGATCACCGAAAAGGAAGGTGAAAGCTGATGGGAATTCCTGTTCTCATCCTGGGTTCTTCAGGTAGCGGCAAGTCGGCATCCATGCGGAACTTTACCGCTGACGATGTGTCCGTCATCAACGTAGCAAGCAAGCCCTTGCCGTTCCGTACCAAGCTTCCTGTGTTCAATAGTGCGGATTACGGCAAGATCATGGGTGCGATGAAGCAGAGCAACAAGAAGACCCTGGTTGTTGATGACTCTCAGTACCTGTCCGTGTTTGCTAACTTTGCCAGGGCGAAAGAGACGGGGTACGGTAAATTCGTAGACATGGCACTGAATGAGTACAATCTCATCCAGTTTGTCATCCAGGTCCTTCCCGCCGATACCATCGTGTTTTTCCTTCGACACATCGATATCGATGACAGTGGGCGCATCCATGCAAAGACCATCGGCAAGATGCTCGATCAGAACCTGGGTGGCCTGGAAGGAATGTTTTCTATCGTTCTCATGGCGCAGACGGACGGCAATGACTATTGGTTTCAGACGCAGTCGGACGGCTACTCCCCGTGCAAGGCTCCGATGGAAATGTTTAGCGAAAGGAAGATCCCGAATGACCTCAAGTCCGTGGACAGTGCCATTAGGTCATACTACGAAATCTAAGCACTGGAAGAAATGCCCGTTTTGCGGAAATCCTGCCGTATCTGTCCTTAACATAGCTGACAGAAAACACGCAATAAGATGCTTCAACCTTCTGTGCGAATGCAGGACCCCGTGGTGCGACACACTGGACGATGCAATAGAACGATGGAACAGGAGAGTGATTGATGGCTAACTTTGACACAGGCGTTAAGGAGTACATCGTAACACACGCCAATGTGACCGTATGTTTTCCTGTCGATTGGAAGGGGAATGCTGATATCTGCTGTGACCAGTGTTTCTTTTTCAGACGGAATTACAAGACATGCGGACTGAATGGTGAGGTGTGTGAGTACCCCAATAAGTTTGTGGGCAGCTGTTGTCCGCTGGTTCCTGAAGAAGAGGTGAAGACCGATGGAAATGAGTAAAGAGCTTGAAAAGGGAATCAACGAAATGATTCGACACGGGATGCCGATGGAGACACAGGTTGTGACCATGACCATAGACACGGCAGAGCATATCCTGGAAGAGATGTTTGGCGTAGCATTTCATCTCATCAACAACGAGCCTAAATTTACAATTAGAAAGATAGAGGAGAACAACGCATGAAGAAGTTTGACAACTGGAACGAAGTTGAGCCTACGGGCAACACCACATCTTCGCCTCTTCCCGCTGGCGGGTACGTTGGCAAGATCACGGACATTGAGGACAACCCCGATAAGATGTATCTCCGCATCTCCTGGGACATCTCCGAAGGCGAATACAAGGGCAACGGAGCGTCCTGCATGGAGCGCATGGGATTCCTGCCGTATTCCTTCCGCTTCATCCGCAGCTACAAGGATTCTGCACTTAGATTCTTCAAAGGGTTCATTTCCTGCGTGGAGCAGAGCAACGGCAATTTCAAGTGGGATTTTGATGAACACAAGCTCATCGGAAAGACCATCGGGATCGTGCTTGGAGAGCAGGAATACCGCAAGCAGGATGGCACTGTAGGCACTCGCCTGGCTGTTAAGCGGACCCTTCCCGCTGACGCAATTCGGGGTGGTCAGTTTAAGGTCCCCCCCAAGGAAGTCCTGAAGGAAGAGGCGCCAGCTGCTCCCGTGTGGAGCGCTCTTGCTGACACTGACGATTCGGAACTGCCGTTCTGATGCGTATGGAGTATCCGAAGATAATTCTTGAGGATACCCGTAATCAGCCTGGAAAGCATGAGAACATTCATGCTTTCTGTGCTGAGAACGGAATCCGAATTGTGCGGACTAAGATAGTAGTCGGTGATTACTCTCTGCCCACATCACAGGAAACCATTATCGACACAAAGCAGGATCTAGGTGAGGTGTATAACAACCTGGTCCAATCACATGATCGCTTCGCCCGTGAGTGTGACATGGCTGCACAGCTTGGGATACATCTTGTGATTCTCGTTGAGGACGATGAAGTAGATTGCTTGGAGAACGTCCACAAGTGGAGCAATCCGAGGATGAAGCGGTATATGCGGCTGAAGGTCATGCATGAGAATGGTCGGTTCTGCGGGACTAAGTTGCCACCCAAGCCGCCAGTGTCATCCAAACGCTTGCAGACCATGATGGAAACATTCGCAAAACATCACGGGTGCGAGTGGATGTTCTGTAAGAAGACGCAGACGGGAGCTGAGATATGCAGGATATTGATGGGTGAGCAGACATGACACTTTATCGTTTTGCTCTGCTCCCTAAGTCCTGCGACAAGTGTGGGCGAATCTTCATTTGGGAGCGGTATGACATCTTCTTCAAACAAGTCGGCATAGAGCATTACAGTTTGAAGTGCGTGAAGTGCAAGGAGTGCATGGACAGTGGGGCAAGGTGATCTAAAACCCAAATACTCCCCATCCCACAATCGTTCCTACTGTGCCGTCACAAGACAGTATTACGCCGACATTATGATGCGGTCTTGCCCTCATGACGGAGTACAGAAAAAGTATGGAGCGGGATGCAAGGTGAGTGTGTATGTGTGCGCACGTTGTCAATACGGTGTAAAGCATCCGTTGTGCGCAGGATACACTTGCTCACTTGAAGGAGAAAAACATGAAGAAACTGTTTCAGCTTGAGTTCGGAATGACAGTAGAAGCAGAAGCAGAAAGCTGTTTGTTTTGCAGACATTGCACAGACTTGTTTTATGACAGCGAGTGCGTGTATGCGCTTGTGTGTGCAAAGGACAAGGACGTTGTTGTCGGGTGCAATGGCAACTGTTCCTACTTTGAAAATGAAGCGGGGGAGTCAACCTAAGACCCCGCTAACCAAAACAGAGAGTTGGTGATGAACCGACAGATGGATTTACAAACCGAATACACGGCAAACATAAGCATATGGCAATCGTATCGGCAACGGCTGAAGACGATGGTTCCAGGAACACGGCTATATGATGATGCTGTGCAAGACCTACCACGCATAGAGCATAACCTTGCCGAACTCCGTGCGCAGCTTGGAATAGATCCCGACAACGATGAGGATATGATTTCCGCTATATCATCCATATTGTCCGGCAAGACCACGCAGGACTTTATCGATGTGATGCAGACGGACCCGTACTATTCCAACATCCGCTTCAATGTCCTCGCCAACACAGCTGAGTACACTAAGGGCGGCAAGGTTGTGCGGTGGAGCGATGCAGACGAAGCGGCAAGCCGTGCGTATGTCGAGAAGCATTACGGCTTGTACCACGATAAGAAGCACTCAGATGCGCTCAGATTGCTTTTCCGCACACGGGAGTACAACCCAATAATTGACATTTTAGAAACGGTCCAGTGGGATGGTACGGAACGCTGTGAGCAATTCCTTGTGCGGTGGGCAAAGGCAGATGACACGCCTTACACACGGGAAGTCTCACGGCTGATATTCGCCGGTGGGATATGGCGGCTCTACTCCCCTGGATGCAAGTTCGATGATGTTCCTATATTCATTGGAACGAAACAGGGCGAAGGGAAGTCCACTCTCATCCGATGGTTAGCCATCAATGACGAATGGTACGGAGAAGTCAATCAGTTTGACGGACAGCAAGCAATCGAGCAACTGTACGGCAAGTGGATCTGCGAGATATCCGAACTCCTCGCTCTGACACGCAGGAAAGAAGTCGAAGCATCCAAGGCGTACATCACACGGGCGGTGGACAGCTACCGCAGACCATACGATAAGAACACCACAGACCTACCACGGCGGTGCGTGTTCCTTGGCACATCAAACAACCCAAACCCGTTAACCGATGTCCAAAACCGCCGATGGTATCCCGTGCATATGCGCTCCGTTGGTTACGATCTCTTTGACCATGAGGACGAGTGCCGTGCCTATATCCTACAATGTTGGGCTGAGATGCGTGACAAGTACAAAGCGCATGATAAATCCGCTCAGAACTTTGCCAAGCGAGAACTACTGGAAGTCTATCGTGAGCAACAGGACGCTGCCCGACAGGATGACTGGCGGGAAGGGGCAATCGAAGCATACCTCGCAACGAAAGCCCCCGGCGAGTATGTCTGCATCCGTGAGTTGACAAACAAGGCTCTTGCAATCGGCGGGATAGGGCATGACCCTTCCGTTGTGGAATCAAAAGACATCGGCATGATAATGACCAAATTCACTGATTGGACAAAGACGGGAAGACATTACTTTCCCGAATATGGACAGCAACGTGCTTGGCAGAAAGCAGGAAACCCTAATGACGAACAATTCAATCTCCCATTCTAAGAGGTGATCGAGTGAAGGTTCAGACAGCAATCATATTACTGAGTCTTGCGTTGATTGTGTTTGGACACTATCAGTTGACAGACAAGAAGTCAGACTTTATCGAGAAGGGATGCGCCGCCATTTATCTTTTCGGCGGGTGTGCGCTCCTGGTTCTCAGCGTTTTCTTTGGACGTTATATGCAAGAGGTGATTTTCTAACGAGCGAAAACGAACATACCGCAGAATTCTTAAAGGAATTGCAGAGCATGGATATGCACAGCAAAGTCATGCTCACGCAAGCAAGGATCATTGAATTCTACGGTGGATACCATGCAGGAATGGAATACGGTGGAGCATATGTCAGCTTTAGCGGCGGCAAGGACTCCACAGTCCTGCTCCACATAGCACGGCAGATATACCCCGATATCCCAGCCGTGTTCAGCAACACAGGGCTTGAGTACCCCGAAATCAGACGGTTCGCAAAGGCACACGATAATGTAGAGACCGTTCAGCCAAAGCTCGCATACAACGAGGTCATCTCTGCTTATGGTTATCCTCTCATCGGCAAAGAAGTAGCCGAAGCTATCTACTACGCCCGTAAGATTCGTTCACAGGATGTTCAAGTAGAGAGAGAGAGAGAGAGAACGCAAACGGACCGAGTTACAGGGCAGACGCATCTCATCGAGACAAGCGGGGCGAAGAACCGCAGAACAATCCTCATGGGAGCCTATCCCCCGTCTACACACACACACACACAAGCGCACGAAAGCGGCGGGAGTTGGCAGGAGAACGGAAACGTGGACACGGAGACGGACGGAACTCAACGGGAACCTCACGGCAGACGAGACAGCAAACCGAAGAGTCGGGGTGAATGGCAAGATTGGCGAAGGGGGTGTCTTTAGCAACGCAGAGGAACAATTCGGTGTGAAGTCTCTATTCAACAAAGAGAAGTGGCTCCCACTCGCCCGTGATATCCCCGTCATGATATCCCATTACTGCTGTCAGAAAATCAAGAAGGACCCACTCAATGCCTACAAGCGCAGGACGCACAGATACCCAATCATGGCAACGATGGCAGAGGAATCCCGTGTGCGTAAACAAGCATGGATTCGCACTGGGTGCAATGCGTTTGAAGGTAAGATTCAGTCCAAGCCCATGTCCTTTTGGACTGAGCAGGATGTGTTCCAGTACATCGTGGAGAACAACATCGACATCTGCTCTGTGTACGGAGACATCGTAGCGGTGGATGAAGACGGCAACGAGTACGATCCGCACAACCTTCTGATTGACGGGTGCAAGTTGAAATGCACGGGCTGTGACCGCACGGGATGTATCTACTGCGGATTCGGCGCACACCTTGAACGTGGCGAAACACGGTTCCAACGGTTAGCAAAAACACATCCACGCCAGTACGAATACTGCATGGGCGGTGGGCAGTGGGTGGACAATCCCGCTTACGATCCCACAGCACCGAAGATGGACGGAGTGTGGCAGAACTGGAATCCAAAGAAGATATGGGTTCCGAGCAAGAAGGGCCTTGGACTCAAGACCGTGTTCGACATGGTCAACGAAATCTACGGGAAGGATTTTTACCGTTATGAATGAAGAAAAACCTAAACGAAAGGCAGGACATCCGAAAGGCGTTCCATCCCCTGGTAGCGGGAAAAAGCCAACAAAGAGACTTGCTGATGTAATCGAAGAAAGTGGGGGGGTCATTTCCGAACCCCCCTATGATGTGGAGATAAGCCGTCCACCCGCCCCGCTCAACATGGGCAAGCTGACTATCCCGCAGACCATGCTTCCTGTGCCGCAAGAAGCAACAGCCGTGCCGAACATGGTGCAAGCCGTCCTTGCCATCCGTTCCACGGTGGACCTGGACAACCCCGCCACGCTGTGGGGAGCAATGGAACAGTATCTCACGCTCTGCGCCACAACAGGCATGAAGATATCCAACAGCACGATGTATATGGCTTGTGGTGTAGGAAGGAATGATATCCACCATTGGGAGTACGGTCTTCGCCGACAGAACAACCCCGAATACAGACGGTTTGCTGTCATGTGCAGAGAGATATGCGCAGCTGCCCGTGAGCAGTACGGCCTGGAAGGGCAAGTGAATCCGATCTTGACAATCTTCCATCAAAAATTTTATGACGGCTTCAAGGACAACCCGCCCGACAATGCTGTCGAGAATCCCTTGGGTGATATCGAAGATCCGCAGAAACTTGCCGAGAAGTACGCCGATATCATTGTGGATTAAGGCAGAAATAAAGTCCAGTTTTATTTCAGCCTAAAAATAAAGTGGGGTACTCATTTCAGTACCCCCCTATAGAAAAGGAGAATTATATGGATATCAACTCAGCGTTTACCTATCATGCCCCGACAGCAGATCAGACGGCAAGGTGTGGAGAAATCCGCATGAACGGAAAGCTGTTTGCAGAAATCATCGAACACGATTGTCCACCGTCCTCTGAGCGCACACTTGCTCTCCGTAAGTTGCAAGAATGCGTGATGTGGGCAAATGCGTCAATCGCAATCAACGAGTGAAACAAAGTGGGTGGGGCAATCAAATACCCCCCACCATAAGGAAACTACAGATATACGAAAGTCTACTATTTCGTATACTTACGCTTTGACGAGGAGCAAACCATGTTCTACGATATCGTATACCTAATCCGAGACATCTCCACCATCATCGCAATGCTGTCTCTCAGCTATTTCCTAATCAATCTGAGTAAGCAAAAATAAGCCGTAAAACTACGGCTTAGAAACGGAGATGATAAGGTAATATAACGATACCAACAATTCAATAGCGAGATGCCTTTGCGGGGGATTCCCCGTACTAAACAACAGAAAAGACCCATCCACGAAATAATGTGGGTGGGTCAATTCTTTATCCCCCTATCAGGCTGCGGGAGAGTAGCCAATGCGCTTGAAAACTCTGCGCAGGATCTCGTCATCGCTCCCGCCTTTGCACAGGTCCCTGGCTATCAGGACGGGCCGTACGTTTTGCAAGAGCCGCAAGAAGAGGACGCTGGCTCTTCCAGTGTTGACGTACCAGTTAAGCGGCGCCATGCGCCTGTAGGATTCGTCAACGCCATGCCGCTGCATGATCTCACGCTGGATGTGCCACAGCATGGTTTCTATTTCGGTTTTAGACATGAACGGTCACTCCCTTCAAAACAAAGTGGGTGGGTGGATTTATTACCCCCCTATGGACTTTTCTCGTTCCATGCGCTCCAGGACGGCTTGCGTGATGTATTCCGTCAGCGGCTGGTCCGCACGTTTGGCGGCTTCACGGATTTGTGCGCCAATTTCCTTTTTTGGACGGATCGCAATGCAATCGTTTTTCTGCCTGGATTTCTTTACTCTCTCGCTTGCGGTCATTGCCATTACTATCAACTCCTTCTGAGCACTA